ATCAATGCTCCTGCTGCATTTAATGCATTGATGAATGCAGTGAATGCATATGGGAGCACTGTGTATACAGATGTGTTAGAAATGGATGCTAATAATTGTCCTGTGGTCACTGATTTTTCAGACGCAGATTTAGTCTCAGGATGTTATGCGGGTTTACGAATTTTGTTATCAATGTATGATCTATGCGGTGAAGCAACTGCGATTGTATATGCTATTATTAAAGGTTTTCATGTAATGAATACGGTCGTTGGGCATACTGACGAGGGTGGTTTCATGCGTGATGTTTTACGTTTTGGTGATTTCTGTGCTCCGTACGGTGGTATACATATGGACAATGTTTTGGAATATTGTTCATTACCTATGCCTCATGCTGAATCACGAAGTCAATTATGTGCGTGTGTTGACTCTATTTTATTGACAAGTGCGGCTGCTGTCGCAATTGCTGATCCTTGTGTGGTTGTGAATGATAAAGTATATCCCACAACTTTTTCAACTAGTGTCATTACGGATGATAAAGATCGTGATATGGGACGACGTGTTGCTGCAAACTATGGAACCTTCATTGCAAATTACTTAGATGTTGTATCCAAAGTATTTGGTGTGAAGACTAATACAATCGTTGCAGAACGTCATATGAGTTTATGTTTTTCAGCTGTTGGTAATCTTGGTTCTAGACATTTAAATTATGAATGTGTTGCACCTTTCTTTTGGGTCGAACCTACTGGCATATTACCTAAAGGTTTTGGTACTGTTGCGGAATTAGCAGGTTATGGTTCTTTGGCTACAATTGGTTATGGAAGTACATATGATGCGCTGCCTAATGCACGCATCGCTGTACAAAATGGAGATGTGTCGCTTGTTGGGTATGATCACCGTACTGCTCGTACCGTCCCCATGCTGCTATACTTACAGGGGCATGCATTGGACGGTCTTGCGCATGTACGACCTATTAATTTTGTGGATGAGAAGATGGCTTTTAAGGGTGGTAGTCGGACGATTTCTCCTAGTGAGGCTCGCGATGCTAAACATGATATTGGCAAATATCTGTGGGGTCGCGGACAGTCAGGTCTGATTGCCCCTGCTGAATGCATTTATGTTGGTGATGTTATGGGTATTGCGGTATCGCATTGTGAAATGCAAGATGATTTTTCTCTGATTGAACATCACATGTATGCGGCACGCGAAATTTTAAGTGCAAGTGTTACTATACATGCAAATAAATTAGGGCGAATTGAAAATGGAAAATTATGTGGGTTGCCTCGATTCATCAATCGTACACGTTCTGCTGCTACTAAAGCCTTAGAGAGTGCGCGTCAGTATCTGAGGACGCACGGATTAACGGGTGGTGAAAAATTTGTGTCATCGAATTCTGAATTGGTATTCGTTTCGACTGACTCAATTAAAACAAAAAATCTTATATATGGTGATACTGTTGTCAATCTTGGACGTGATCCTGTTGAACGTCGAGGGCCTACTGCCGCTCGGATATATCAGGATACCCCTCTGAAAATTCCGCCTGCGAAACCGTCGAGTGGTCCAATTGGTAGTATTGGTATAAATATTAATCGTGAAAATACGTCATTAGAACATTCTCGTTCTGGTGAGAACAATAACTTAAGTATCGGCGGTACATCGTCAGTCATTGCTGACCCTGTACCTGCCGATCAATAAAATGTCTAAATTCCCTTGTGATGCTTCTGAGCGTGCATCGCATTTGAAGGGTTTAGGTAAAAAGCTCATGGAGTGTATTGAGAGAAGAGGAATACGTACTGTACCTCAATCTTTAGAAGATCAATTTAAATTTGTTTTTAATTTAAGCAAATCACGAAGTGAGTCGATTTATGTTATTGTTGGAGTTAGTTTATTATTGTGTGATATTCCTATTCAGTTCCCATTGAGTGATAAGGATATCCGTTTATTGTTTGATTCGAGTTTGGAACAACTTGATGCCACCGGATTTATACCAAATTATTATATTTTGAGTGAAGAGGATAATAAGAAGTATTATCGAGTAAAGAAGCCAACGGGTGAGGGTTTAAAGACGAATGTTTGGTTCTCAATTGTGAAGAATGCTGTCTTACGTGAGGTTCCTGTAATCTATAATTCTTTCCAGTACTATTCATATTATACAAAGGGATTTACTAATGACCAAGCTGTTTGTGCTATGCTATTTGCTACATCACTTATGGGTTATGTCGATAATCCTGTGTTATGTGCACTTCGAGTACTAAACGATCCCGAAGGATGTAAAGTGTTGAATATGGTGTTGAAAAGTTTGGGTGCAAATTCGTCAGTATATGGAGCACGTTTTTGCGAAATGATTTGCTTACAGGGTATGCCAGATGACCAGATCGACTTGAGACAGAGATGTATTGATAGATGTGACGCTAGTAAATGTAATGTAATCGATTTCGATAAGAATATTTTATCTCATTATATTGATACTGTGTTGCATGAAGAATTAGATTTAAACAAATATCATCAGGAGAATGTGGATACGTTATGGCAAAAGAGATGGTTATGGACGACAAATGGTGGACATAGCCGTAACATTGAGAAGTATATGAATGACTTTAATATAGAAGGTGTTAATGAAAGATATTACCGTAAAGCTGCGATGGAGAATTTCAATGTGAATGGAATAAAGAGGTTTGATGGACGTGTATTCGTCGGTTCCTCTGTGAAACCTGAACTAGGGAAAGAAGGTCGTGTAATTATGGCGTGCGATACAGTGTCTTATAGTGCATTTCATGCATTATTAGGACCTGTTGAAAAAGCATGGAGAAATCAATGTGTGTTACTGGATCCAGGTAAAGGTGGACAGAATGGTATTTGTCGAAAAGTTGCACGAATGGCAAAAGATGGTATAAGTGTGATGTTGGATTATGATTCATTTGATCTCCAGCATTCATTAGATGCACAATCTCTAGTTATTGATCGTTTGTGTGAATACGTGAGATACGATCCTGCAATGAGAGGGAAACTTGTAAATAGTTTCTATAAAATGATCATTCATTGCGGAGGAGAAAGCATTGGTACTGCGAAGTATAGTCTAATGTCCGGTCATCGCGGGACGACTTTCATTAACAGTGTATTAAATGCGGCATACATACGAATGGTTATTGGTGATCGATATACAGATATAAAATCAATTCATACTGGTGATGATGTATATGCTTCAATACCGGACTTCTCTATAATTAGTGATCTCCTTTCAAATGCAAAGAAATATAATATACGTATGAATGTTATGAAACAGAGCATAGGCTTTGTTGGAGCGGAATTCCTGCGGATGGGAATACGCGAAAGATACGCAATTGGATACTTACCGCGATCGTTAGCGAGATGTGTAAGTGGCAATTGGGAGGTTGCAAAGACTCATGATCCGTCTGAGAGTCTTGCAAATTGGGTGAGTGTCGGGTGGACACTTAAGAATCGGAGTGGATCTGATTTGTTGGCGCGGATACTTTCAGATTCGATGGCCCGTAGTACTGGTATCACGCGCAAAAATGCTGTATTACTGTTAATCGGTGAAAGAGGTCTAGATGGGTCAGTTACTCGTACAATTGGAGTATCATGGCAAGGGTACCATGTGGACCGGAAGAAATTTGAGAATGCTTCTAATCAAAAGCATTTGCACCCTGAATATAAAGATTTTGCAACGACTGATTATCTCTCGCACTGTATTGCTGATGTGGAAGTTGAAATGATCAAAGAATGTGGCGTGGACGTCAAAAATCGTATGTTAATGGCATCATATGCCAAGAATAAATATATGAGTGACCAGACCGAGCAATATGAATCAATTCGACTTCTTCCAATGTATAGTGTAGTGACAAAAGGATCGATTGAACTGACGAGAATGCGTGATGAAGAGACTGAGCTTGGTCTACTGCTTGCGTATCCTATTCTTGTATTAATTAAAGACTCACTGTCAGAGGATAATATAAAACGTGCATTACGTATGTGTGGTTATGAACCAAGAGCCGACTGGTACGCCCAGGCTTGGGGCAATGAGTATGCATACAATATTGCGCATTGTGGTCTGACATATTCAGATGCCTGTTCCGTAGGCAGACGATACGGAAGAATGATAATTCGTAGTTTTTATAACTGTCTAGTGT